CTCCTGGCTCGCTCGAAAAGAAAGCTTTTCGAGCCTTAGCTCATCGCCATCGACGTACGAGCATGCTCGTACGGCGACTTGTGTATGAACGGACTGAAAAAGGCGCAAAATCAGCGCCTTCATGACTGCTATTCACTGATGGATGCTGTCTCACGCTTGCCCGAGATTCTGTGAAGAATCTCAGCAACATGAGCCAACCGTCCATTTCGTGGATTTTAGCAGGGGCCTTGATATCGCGGACGTACCACTCACTCTTTTGGAGTTTGTGATTCGTCCGTTTTCTTCGCGGCCTCATGAGCAGGTACTTCCACAAGTGCAGGACATTGCAAATGCATGTCTGTGCACGGTATTGCTCCGTAAGTACGGAACAACATCCCTACGATCAAATCGTAGGTATTGAAGTACTTTCTACTGTGAAATGAATTAGCATAGCTAATCCATGACGCGTAGACTTCCGGGCTAGGTGATGTTGACCAAACAGTACGTAATCGTACTGGTGTGACAGATTCGCCGTTAAAGGCATCTTTGCCACAGGACTCTCTGAAGAGCCCTTCGGTGCAACACTTGTCGCGGTTGATTTTCAACCCAAACGACTCGAGTTGTTCAGTAGCATTCAAGGCATAAGCCTTCGGTACTACTACATCATCACCATACACTAGGATACGCTCTTGCGTATCCGCGTCGGGGGCTGCTGCAGTCAAGATCGACCAGATAGTGAGTGCCATAATGGGAAAGCATAATGCTGAACCCATTGGTGCAAACTTCTCTAGTTTAATGATCTTGCCAGACGGCAGCTCCGTAGATGTGCTCCTTGCTGACTCCAATAAAACCTCACTAACGTGAGGAGGAAACAGCAAGCGAACCAGACCACAACTTACGCGATCTGAAGCCTCTTTGAGGTCCAGGGTCGCGTAACGACCAGTGCGCGACCCTAAAAGGGCCCCACACTGATTCGGAGTTTGGTCTGTAAAGAAGACGTTATACCTAGTGAGGTATAACTCTTCGATGTGCTGAACCAGCCTGCGAGAGATGCCTTGCTGAACCCATTGAAAATCAACAGGTTCACAAGATATCAATCTAGGGCCGCGTGAATCCTTCGGCACGAGTATAACTCGCGCTGGAAGATCCTCGTCGTTAATAGCCGAGAGGCTATCTAGACGGTCGCAAACATGACCAAGTGACGCATAAAAATATGCGTCAAGTGGATAGTGCTTGCGAATCCGACTCGAGACATTAGTGAAACGATACTTCTCCCAAAGCTGTTGCTTTGTTGCAACAGCCCCAGGTCCGTGTCGCGGCACTATGTCCGTGAAGTCGAAGTCACGAAACACCTTTGATAGGAGTATTCGTGCTTCGCGGACTACGTCAACTTGCGTCTTAGACTTATGTCTATGACGGCGAAGATGCGTGTCTTGATCCGTAAGTGTCTGGAGTTCCAGAAACTTAGGGCTTAGGTCCAGTAGGTCTTGTTCCGTTTTTACAAACGAAGCAATGACTTTCTGTTCTTGAGCTTCTGAGTAAGGAAGTTCGTACTTGTAAAACAAGTATAGAACTTGCCTAAGAACTCGGACGCTTTCTGCGCACGGGCTTTGAAGAACCGTGCCGGTTGGGTCAAACACGAGACTAAAGAACTCACCGAGAAACCTCGGAAGTTCACTTCCAGCGGGGGATGAGAATCCCACGCTCGAAGCAGATAGTTTCGTGTTGCTAGATAAAGCTCTATCAAGAGCTTTACCCAGTCGAGGCAAGGTTTTCGTAAGAAAACCGAGCCCTTCAGTACGTAATCTGTCGTTAACCTTATTTAGGGTTAATCTCAGAGAACGTGTGTTAAACACAACCTCGTGCGACATATGAATGTCGGTGAGGAGTGCATGGATGAGCTTATGTTCATCTTGCCTGTTATAAGGGGCCATATATATGGTTTCCTTTGCAAGCGTATGCACAATACACCGATACCTACGTGTCCCGAACTAATGCACAGTAAACGCATATGAATGCATCTAAAGTACAACCAACGTTGATTCTGCCGACAATACAGAATGGCCCAATCATTCGAAAGAATGTTTATGGGCTCATGCGGTATTGGCCAGTAGATTCAACGAGGGCCTTACGGACTGACATTATGGCAAACTACGGCGAGGCTATGGGTGGGAACCCTGAGACCGATTTCTTCGTTTATGATTTCATAAACGGGAAACTGGTCAGAAGGAATTTCTCAACCCGACAGACCGTCGTAGTATGGCAATGTATAATGGCATCGTAAACCAATAACCAAAGGGCTGGCTACTCATTTAGAGTAGCCAGCTTGTGTTATTGGCCTGACGACCCATTTGTCGATGCAGTCGAACTAGAAACATTCGTTTCTAAGCCGGCCACCGACAATTCATCGATTACCGACTCATTCTTTAGCGTAACGCCAAAGAGTGCGTGGGACATCGAAATGTCAGCTGATAAGTCTACGGTTGCGGTTTTCGACGGTTTTCCGGCGACGAACGCGCAACCTAGAACGAGAATGCTTGACAAGGCGATCAAGGATATTACTATCCAGAATCGCATTGAGCAAGCATATGAACAGGCTTTTAACCACATTATTTCTAATGTTGCAAGGTAGACTGAGGTACAGAAACCTCAGAGACCACCGGTTAAAAGCGCTTGACCACCGTTTCCAGTGCCATCAAAGAGAACTGTCGTTCCTGCACCAGTTGTGGCGCAGAATGACAGGATCTCAGCGAGGGCATTGGCTGCTTCCGTGCTAGTCGTAATGGCACCCACTGGGATGTCCATGACGATATAGGCGGAAACAGTGACCGGAGTCACGTTGTCAACAGTGCTCAGAACCGTTTTATCGATTCTGACAACACTGCGGCGACGTGCCTTCGTTCCTGCACCGGTTTCAGCATGTGAAATGCTGAGGCGGTGCGGCAGGTATGGCGGTTCAGATATCTGACCGAATACCCGACTACGTTTGTCAAGCGACAAAGATTGAAAATCAACCTTTGTTGCAGTACTGTTCTTCACTTCATTGGTGTTAAGCGTATTGCTTAGCATACTTTGTTGTTTCTGTTAAGGGGAGCTAGTGATAGCTCCTTGGTTGTTAATGGCGTTTGTTCCTACTAAACAGTAGGGCTGCGCCCAGACTGAGCTGCGTAGCAGTCAGTCCGCTCTCTTTAAGAGAGTCCGTTGTCGGTTGAAACAAGAGTCGGCAATATGCCTTCTCATTCACTTCCGATGCGGGATGCCACCCTGACCCTTGGATATAAATGTGCGACAAAGTCGTACGTTCGTACTCAATGGACCAGAGTGCTCTTCGTATGCATACTACGGGTTCCATCATCCTTGTTCTATTACGGTTGAAGTAGGCTTGTACTTGTACAAACCAGTCAACAATAAAGGACCAAGGAAGCGCCGCCCAGATAATCCCGAGATTATTATTAATCCCGAGAGAGTCTAGTAAGGCGTTCAATTCGGCATGCCGAAGTGAAAGTTCAGATAGCGAATAGCTATACTGAATCTCAACATGGAACTTAGGAGCTACATGGATCGTTTGCTGCTTGACCATATAAGAAAAAGCAGGTGAAAAGTAAGATGTTTGACCATCTTGCGAGACACCTTGCCTAATCATAGGATCAGACACAAACGTACCATCTTCCCCGAAAGGGGGGACCGGCGCCACATAGTGACGCCGCTGTAACTTCTCCGCATTATCTATAAGACGCTTTAATTGGCGCTTATAGGACATAATAGACTTAATAAAGCCTACTATGTCTGAGTATAAGGGGTGTAAGTTAAACATGTACTGTAAGTACGTGTCACTGCCCCTCCGTGAGATCTCACGCATTGTCATCTGTTTCGCATAGTCTTGTAAGGCGATCCCTTTTACGGATCGATACAATCCTATGCGTCGCAGAGTGTCCAATAAGTGAGACACTGTACTACCGAAGTGAGCGAAGTCCTTCAACTCATACAATGAGTTGTACAGACTAAGCTGCGCTTTGATACCCGGCATCATGCCATTTATGGCATTTTGCAGGAGAGCATCTAAACCAGGCGGACCCGCTATTACTAGCGAGCCGTCAGAAGAATTGATGCTGTACATCTCTGGTAGAGTCGAATTGACTCCATCAGCGCTCATGGTGCCTGCAACTGTATTCGCCATACTCCAATAGTCCGGGTATTCCCCGCACCATTGTTGAGCACAAGAATCAGGAAACTGTTCCGGGATAACCGGAACACTGACTCTTGCGCTGCCGACACTATGTCTAGCTGTTCGTTTGTAAGACGAAAAGCTATGCCATATATGTCGGTTATGACCGGACGGGCTGCGAATCTGATAATGACCTATGAATAGGCCATGACCAGGATACGCAGCATGTCTGGGGTCTAGTCCGAAGGGGCGGTTGCCTTCTTCATGTAACATGAAGTCGACAATAGCTACTTCCGGTTCGACGTTGAGAACAAGTTGCTCAAGCATACTACGAAGTTGGAAACAGTCATAGACTGCCCGTTTAACACGAGGTGTGCAACCAACAGGGTTGC